ATTTGTTTAAAGGGTCACAAAGCCAAGAGCGATTAGATTGGTTATTCGCCATGTGTAAAATTAAAAGCGACGCCATAAAAGCCGCCGCGAGTGATCATCTAGTAAAGGGCATAAGCAAAAGCCATGCAGCACTGCTAAATAACGTACCCGCGCCAAATTTAACGCGAGCATTAAAAACCCTAAATATTTATGCTGAACTAGTCGAAAAAATAAAAGCGCACGATGCGCAGCATAGCAAGTTTTACGCTTTACGCGCTGGGCTCTAAATCAAAATTAAGCTGCAATTTACTGCCAATTTCAGGATCCCTTGCTACTTCATCCATCATTAATTTAATAAGCGGTTTAGTCTCGTTTTTAAAATACATGGCATCGTATTTAGTCGGGTCGCCAAGACCTGCATTGTTAGCCGGAATAATACCCGCCAAGCCCGGTGGGAATCGGTGGGCGTTTAATATGTCTTGCGCCGATACGTTTTTAACGTTCATAAACTCGTCTTTACTTTCAAAATTACCCACAGGGATTATTTGTAAGCCTTTTTCTTTACCGTTGGGTATGTTTACGAATAACGAACGGAAGTTACCCACGCCTTTACTGTCTTGTATTTTTTCTTTTATATCGTCTTCAATATCTGGGTCTAAGTTAGGATCAGTTGCGTACATAATAAAACCCATGTGCGCACCGTTTAAAAAGTACTTACGCCTAAATAAAGTGGCATCTTCATTTAATAACGTAGCTTGTAAACCGCCTAAGTAATCGGCCAAACCATACACTTGCTGCACGGGGTCGTACTGGCGAACCCAAATAATGTCGCGCTTTTTATATTTTTTAACTTGGCTATTTCGCTCAAGCACTACCGCGCCACCATCACCGCCAACACGAGTACGGTAACTTGGCAACGGAAACAACCTTACAATTTGCCCAAAGCCATTACGTATTTTTAAAAGTGCTACATCACCAAATTGCACCAGGTTTAAAAACCCCGCTTGTACTTGCTGCGCACTCATACCGCCGTTAATAAAACGGCTCGCGGCCATATTGGCACGGCTTTGCACTATGCCGCCGTGCTGGGCATTTCGGCGTGTAAGGTTAGCTAATAAATGGCGGTCTACTGGCGGCTCCCAATACTGGTCGGTATCGTTATAAAATAGTGAGTCGTAATCGGTTAGCCACATGTCGGGCATTACTTGCTCAGGCAAGCCAAACACAACGGGCGCATTTTGTTTTGGTGGTTGCTGGGTTAACTGCTCAGCGTTTTGGTCTAATTCTGCATGGTCCATCGTGATTTTCTCTTATGTGCATGGTTAAGGGGTTCGTTAATAACAGCGTGGCTAATAGCAAAAAATACGTCTGCATGGCCTATGGTGTTATCGCGGCTGGCTTTAAAGGTTATGGCGCCGCCCGAGTCGGTACTGGTGCGGCGTATTGAAAGGCAGCTCATAGCAATATCTTTATGGGATGCATCCCATTCAAGTCGGCCACCTTCAATCAGGTCTATCATTTTAAGTACTAAGCGGGTTTTACTGCCTACGCTGTAATGTATGGCGGTGGCTTCGCGCGGGTATAATGTGCTTATAGAGTCAAACACCCCCGCACCAATGCCGGTGGTATCTACACCAATATAAGTAACGCGGTACTTAGCATAAATTTTTTGAATTTCACTCACGTGGTACGAAAAGTTCATCCCGCGCCAGTAGTGTTTTTCAAGTATTCTAAATTTTTCACCGGGTTTTTCTGGCGGGGCAACTACAACTAAAGCGGCGTTATCGCGTGTGCGTGATGGGTCGTAACCTAGCCACACCTCGCGGTTACCAAAAGGTTGTGCGGCATTGGGTTTGTGATCTTGCCAGCGGGTGGCATCAACCATGGCTTTTTCAAGGTCGCTAAATTTAAATATACTGTCGGCATCGTCCACAAAAATGCACATAAACAGGTTATTAAAATCATCGGCGTTGTATTCGTCGCGCAGTTCTTCAATGTCGAATAACTCACAACCACCACGCAAGGCGTCTTCAATAGTAACTACAAACCGCCATTGTTTATCGGGGCACAGCCTGCCGTTATCGCGCAATTCATCAAAGCTGGGGAACTCAATTTCTTCGCGTTCTGCGCGGCCTTGTCGCCAGTGATCACCGGTCCAAAAAGTATAAGCAGGGTGCGCTTTAGTCGATGGGGTCGAAAAATACGTCTTACGCCACTTTTTATGCGTGGCCATGGCGCTGGCTAATTTGTTTAGCTCGTTAAACTTACCAATCCAAAAGTATTCATCTACATAAACATGGCCGTGGTAACTTTGCGCCGTTTTGCTGTTGGTACTTAAAAACCGTAATTCGGCATCACCATGGGCGGTGTGCAAAGTAATGGGGTTGCCAGTGAGCTCTATTTCAAAAAACTCATGTGCAATGGCAATAATATAACTGCGGAACACCTCAGCTTGCGCGCGACTAGCAGAGAGGAATATTTGTGGGTCGCCGGTTAATACCGCATCTTTAAATGCTTCACCCGCAAAGTAGTACGTAGCCCCAATTTGGCGGCTTTTTAAAATATTACGAATACGCTGATGCAAGTTTTCATGCATCGTTTTTTGGTATTCAAATAACGAGTCGTACCAGGTGCCAAAATCTTCAGCGGTTAAATGACTAACATCGTTTTTACGCTTACGGCCTTTACTTTTTTTACTGTCGTTATTGTTATTACCTTTACTGCTACTTTTATTATTAGCAGGTTGTGAGTCATTAGCCTGGGCCGCTTTTTTCTCAAGATCGGCACGTTGCTTTTTAAGCTTAACGTGCTTTTCTATCAGCATGTCGAGCTCTTTTATTTGATTGCCTGTTTTATCGCTTACATCGGTAAGTATTAAAATACGCCGTGCAATAGCTTCGTCTACGTCTTCCTCGCGCAGCATATCGCGCCAATTGTATTTATCGGCCCAATAGTAAATAACACGGTTATTTGGTAGCCCCAGTTCCGCGCGTATTTCGTCGGGGGTATGGTGGCGTAAATAAAGCCGTTTTGCTGCTTCGCGTATTTCAGATGAATAAGCCATTGCTTAATATAAGTGCTCATAAAATTAGTAACTAGGCACAGTGTATTGGTTTACAATAAGCTTATAACCGCATAAAAAACCTCATGTTTCCTAAAACCTCAATCTAGGAATTATCAAAAAGCTAACCAATGTATTCAGCCTTTTTTTATGGCTATGCTGCGTTTAAATATTCAATAACGCACACGGCAAACTAATGGCAAAGCAGACAGGTTGGGTAATTGCAGCAACAGAAGGTGCAACGGTAGACGGGCGCACCATTTCAAAAGAGTGGATCACTCAAATGGCTGCATCGTATTCAGTTGATGAATACACCGCGCTTATTTGGCCTGAGCATTTTCGTTCTAGTTGGGGCCCAAGCGAGGGCAAAAACTGGGGCACTGTTGACGAAGTAAAAGCCGCTAAACAAGGTGGCAAATTACGCCTGTTTGTAAAAATCACTGCAAACGATTACCTACTAGCTGCCAACAAAGACGGCCAAAAGCTGTTTATGTCTATCGAGCCAAACCCCGACTACAAAAGCGAAGGGCGCTGTTATTTACAAGGCCTTGCCGTTACCGACTCGCCAGCCAGTTCAGGCACTAGCCGCCTAAAATTCTCTATTGGTGATAATGAAGCTGATCACGAATATAGCCAACTCGAACCGCTAAAACACAGTGACTTTATTACCACCAATAGCGAACCAGCTAAAGATATTCCAGCCGACAAGCAAACTAAAGCGCTAGGCCTGTTTGCTCAACTATTTAGTTTATTTTCTACCGATCAGCAGCAAGCAGATCAAGAGCCAACCACCGAGGAAGAGCCCATGAACAAAGAACAGTTTGATGCCCTAATGGGCAAGGTTAAAGGATTAGATGCCAAGGTGACTGACCTTGAAACTAAATTCAGCAAACCACCAAAAGCCGAAGAAACACCGCCAGTTGAAGAGCCAAAGGACGAGCCTAAAGGTGATGAACCAGAAGCAGGCGTAACCGCTGAACAATTTAGCCAGCTTATGGAAAAAATGGACGGCTTTGGCGAAAAGGTAGACGGCATAGAAACCAAATTTAATGCCCTTAGCCAAGAGCAAGGCGGCCAAGAGCCCGACCCAGTAGGCGGCGAAACCGTAGACCTGGTTTAACCAAACGCTTAACCACGTTTACTTTTATTAATGCATAACAGAGCGAGATAACGCATGCACTTAAATCAAACAGCCGCTGGGTTTTTAAAAAAATACTCGGTGCAAGTCGCAAAATCATTTGGTGTGGATGACGCATCACATAAATTTGCCATTTCAGACCCAATGGAAACAAAGCTACGTGCCGCGCTTTTAGAGTCGGTCGAATTTTTACGCATGATCACCACCATGCAGGTAGACCAAATTAAAGGCCAAGTTGTAAAAGTAGGTAACTACGGTATTGCGACAGGCCGTAAAGCGGGTGGCCGTTTTACATCAGAACAAGGCGTTGACGGCCATACCTACGAATTGGTTGAAACCGATTCGTGCTCAGCAACAACATGGGCGCTGTTATCTACATGGGCCAATGCAGGTAACTTAA